ATGTGATGATTCATCACCAAATGTCATTACTAATGCACCGTCTTCGGTTTTAACATTAACTATTAATTCATCTGGATTTCCAGCAGCCTGTAACTTCATTCTTCTTATAGAATCAATAGCGGGTTCAAGTTCAACGTTCCATGTTGCTCCCTTAAACTTCACATTCTTTAATTTTTCTTCAATGTGAGCTTGATTCATAAATCTATAATCATTTTCAAAATCACCATTTGAATTCTCAAAATGAATATGTGTATTGATAGTTTCTCCCTTTCGAACATCAGTCTTAATTTCAAGAACACTATCTTTTTCGTATTCTGGATTTTTTAGATGAAAAGCCAGAAGTCCTAAGTTTGGCATGCCAAACGTACCAATAAATTCATCAACCTTATTTTTAGTTGCAGCCATTAGTATAACTGTTCTATCTTCAGACATAGTTTCAATTTTAGTCTTGTCTTCTTCGTTTGTCACCTTAACTAGGGATAAGAACCCCAATGAATGTGTATGCGCTATAATATCTTTAAGTATATCTTTCATATTATTCTCCGTATGATTTATTATATTACTATGAATTTTTCGTATTGTCAAGAAAAATCATCTTTTGATTAATCTCCAAAATCAAATAAACTTCCAAATGTTGTGTCTTGTTTTGTAGATTCGATGTCATAATTCAAGACACCTATTAAGTTATCAATTTTATTATCAATGATAGTATTTTCCATTGCTCTGTCATCAAAAGGTAAATCCTTAAACCATTGCGGTAAGCGTAGTTCGTCTGTTGGAAATGCAACACTTGTAAATCCTAATGGATTTGGCCTTAGTTTACAAACGATAACTTTCATTCCATCAACTATGTCTTGGCTGTAACGATCACTATTCATTCTTTTTAAAGTATTCCAATTAAGTGATGCACGAACGTGTCCTGGCATATTTGCCTTTCCTTTTTCTTCTTCTAAATCTCGAAATTTACTTAGGTTGTTAACACGTTTGGGAGTTCCTTTTTCCCAACCAGGCCGTTCCTTAAATAGACTACGAAAATCTTCAATCTTTTTTAAAATTTCGTTTTCGTCTTTTGTTGTTAAAACCATAAGTAGAATATCCTTAAGGAAGTCTTGCATAAAAACCGGAGTATCTGATCGCCGCAAATCTAATCCCATTGCTTTAACCTTACCAATTTGACCGTCTATATCTTTTCTGTTACCGTCGTCGTCAATTACTAGGGCAGCATATCTTTTCTTAGTAATATACAATCCACTCTGTGCAACAATTTCTCTACCTGCTGCAATAACACCTGAGCGAGATTTAGGACAATGATATGCATCAGCCATAAATCTAGTAAATGATTTATTTGTTTCTTCTGCTACTTGATCATATAACTGAATTATACGTTCCTTTTCCCAAGGAATAGTACCATTGTCTATTTCGTCTTTTAGTATAGGATAAGCACTAAAATAAACAGAATCGGTATCACCGTATATAACAGCCTTACCAACGTGGTCATATTCTCCTGTTATTACTTCGTTTGCCTTTGCACTCATATGTTGAACAATTCCTCTACCAGTAAGTGTAGTTGATTGACCAATTCTTTTATCAAAGAACCTACAACCTGGATTTAAGATAGCACCATATAAGCTATTCAAATTAATCTTCTTAACAAGCTGACGCTTGTCCCAAAAGGCTATTTCGGTTTTATTGTTGGCATCAATTGCCTTTTTTAATTTTGCTTGTAATTCTTTACGTTCTGAATACCAACGTTTTAGAAGTCCAGGAATGACAGCTTCGAATTCATTTGTAAAAATAGTACCATTAGCACTAATCATCCAAGGATTGTTACTATTGAATATAAGTTCGTAGGTTTCTGCACCGCTAAGTACATCAACATCTCCGTTCTCCCAATCGATGGTAATATCTTTACCTCTATTTTTTTCTATCATATGTTTGTATTCAATAGAACTAAACAATCCTTCCCATGCTCCTGCAAAAGACTTCTTCTCAAAAGTCATCTTTTCTTTTATATAAGCATCGGTATCGGTTGGTCGTAATTGGCCAACTACTGCTTCCGGAGCCATATTCAATGCACGAATAACAGATGGATATAGTGAATTTAAATCCATTGATGCTAACCACATATGCAAGCCTTTCTTTGGATAAGCAACATATGCTCCGGCTGCACTTGAATTCTCTCGGTCAACAACTGGACGATTAGGAACTACCATTCCTCTATCATGTGCTTCGTTTATGATAGCCTGTTCGGTAACTGCAACTGCTCCCATAGTAGTTTGCAATAAAACAGTATTAGAATGAGCTAGTTCGTTTGACAAATCAATAAAGCGAAGTTTACGATCAAGTTTATCAAGCAACGAAGTATCTTGTCTGTTATATTCAATAAACTTTTTAAAGTCATTATTATATAATTGATCAAGTGTTCCTTCGTATACTGTTTTGTTTTCACCTATTTCAATTTCACCAATAGCATCCAACCGATAAGAATGTCTTTCTTCATAATTATATTTACGATACAATTCTAAACTATCGAGATGAACTCTGCCAATTAAATCAAATGTTACTGCTTCTTTACCGTATTTTTCATAGAGTCGTTTCTTTGGAAGTTGATCCCATAAACAAAATCTTCTAGTATCATTCTTACTTAATACTCTTGCAACACGGTTAACTGTATACGGAATATCATATCCTTCACTATTCCAACCAGTTAACATATCGGCATCTTCTATTAGATCAAGAAATGCAGATAACATTTCACCTTCGTCACTGTAGAGATAGGTATTAGGAAAATCTTTAACTTGCTCTTCTGCATCTTTCATACTAAGCCCCTTTGGAGGCATAGCAAGGGTGACTAGTGTATCCATCCATTGTAAACAAACACTAATAGCAGTGATTGGCATAAATGGATCACTTGGCTGAGCAAATCCTTTTTCTGGATCAAAGTCAGTCTCAATATCAAAAAATGCAATATTAAGTTCTGGTGCATCTGCAGTGAGGTAATTCTCACTTAAACATTGAAAAATAGGATTAATGTCGCTTTCAAATAAAGTTTTGCTTTTATTGATCGCTACTTCTTTTCTAAATTCCTTTGTATTTTTACAAACTATTCTTGTTACTGGATCACCGTAAACACTTCGTTGTTTACCAGCTGGATCCTTATAATAGAATGTATATTTAATAGGATATTCTTTAAATATCCTCTTGCCTTCTTTACGTTCAACGACACGAATAATATCCGCATCTCTATCAAACATTGCATCAATGTACATATATTTCTCCTTAACTGTTAGATGGGGTAGTCATAAAATATTTTGTTATTTCAATATCCTTTATGACTATTAGATCTTTTGGATATTTCATTGAAATAGATCTCCAACTTTGATATTCTGTTGAAGCAGGTTTAACAGAAATCATTTTAGGATTAATACTTTCAACAGAACATATACGAAGATCTCTAGTACCATAAGGTGCTGCAACAAAATCACCTACCTTGATAATTTTACCTAATTTGTCTTTGTGTTCTATAACTGGTTTAACGGTTTTACTGGTCTTTGCCAACGGTTACTACAATCGTTTCTAAATCTTCAAACTCATCATGATGCTTATCCCAATCACGCTTGTGCGCAATCTTTATAGCCTTCTTTATGAGTGATGGTTTAACTTCTAGTTCTTCTGCTACTGCTTTAATTGTTTCACTTAGACCTTCGGTTAGGTCTTCGATTTCTTGGAGCACAGTGACTCCTTCATTAACTAAGCGCTCTAGCTTAGCCTTTTCTTCTGTACCATAAGTACGACTTGACATTTAATACCTCCTAGTAATATAATTAAATATACTAGAGATATCATCATTTGTCAATCATTATTTTTTATTAGAAGTTTCCATTGGAATCTTACCACGAGCAGCTTTTTTATTGGCAGTTTTCTTTTTATCTGCCATAGAGCTGGTAGGCTTATGAAATGTATTTCTGTTCTTAACACGATCCTTATCAGGATCCCCTGTTAATCCCTTTCCTTTAAGATACGATTTGTTCATTGTATCTTTTTTAGCTTCGTCGATTGAATTCATAGAATTCAATCTTTCTTCTAAAGATCCCTTGTATTCATCGCCGCCTGCTTCGAATGCCTTACGAACTCTTTCCTTAGCTTCCATTCTAGCATTAGTTTCAAGATTTTCATATTCTAAATGATGATAAACAGAATCAAGGAATTCAGCAGACTTGGTTATCTTAGCTTGTACCCAACTTTCTAAATCAGTATGCGGATCCATTGCTTTCATCATCTCGTGTAGCTTAATTGCATATTTTGCTATCTTATATAATTCCGAACGAGCCATCTGTACTTCGTGATCTTTTTCAGCATTGTGAGCCATATCACCAAGGCCTTCTTTAACATTAGATGATTCTAATTTGCTGCTATTCTTTCTCATGTAATCATATGCAGCATCTTTACTTGGTAATGTTTTCACCGTCTTCCCCTTAGAATTAACAACGCGCCAGCGGTATTTCCCCATTCTGACAACATTTGGTTTTTTACTTTTTACAGAAACAGGACTTTTCTTCTTTTCATCTTTTCCTAAGAACGCATCAACTGCTTTTTCGGCACGATCCGTCCCAAGACCACCGCCGGCTTTTGCCGCCTTGTAGCCAGTACCTACTGTCCAGTCGCTCATTTTTTCTGTAACATATCTCATAACGTATTTATCGTTTAACTACAGCACCACCCATTAGATTGTCTTTGCTATCTAATGCGTTTTTTGCAGTTCTATTTTTATTCTTTTTTTGATTAGTATTTTTCTTTGATTTAGGATTGGCAACAACTGCAATTGCTCCTGCGCTTGATCCCCCAGCGCTGGCTGTTTCTATCATTATTTCATATATTTTCATGTTATTTCCTTGTATAATGGTCCGCTTATGTAATTTGAACTACGTTCTGCTGTCGCACCTTGTATCATTTTATCTTTTATCTCAGGTGTAAGATGTCTTGCTCTCATACCATTACTTAGCAAAAGATGAACTTCGATTAGATCATTGCCTTCCAATTTCATTATTGCTTTCATTCTGTTTCGACCTTCGTGACCTATTATCTTTAATGGTTGATCAAAATTACCTTCTTCCCATTCTTGAGGAATATTGATCAAGAGAAAAGGGGCGCCAATTGCCCCTCCTTGTCTTATATGATTTATGATCTTGTCTTCTGGTTCTTTATCTAACGGAGCTGCTAGTTTTAAGAAAGTGCTAGGACGCATAAGAACTTTCATCCCTTTATAATCAACTTCTTGATTATCTGGAACTGCTCCTATACCTCTAACATTATCAATCTTAACTTCTAGTATTTCTTTAAATCTCATTAGGTTACCACTTCTTGCAACTCCAATATCTTGCTTTTGTGCGAGGTCCTGGATTGTCGCAATTATGTCTTGCTCTAAAACTTTTCCTGCGTTTAGGATTGCTTTTCTTTATTCGCATATTAGGATCACCAAAGTTAACCTTTTTTACATTACCTGTACTAGGATCCTTTACATATACTTTGAATTTTTTAACATCACCCTGCATAGGTTTACCAAGTGTTACTGATCGACCTTGATATTCTGCTTCGTCTAATTGTTCGTCTTCGTTAAACCAAAGTTCACCGTATGCTTCATAGAATTCATCTCCGTTGTATGTTTCTTCTGCATCTTCGATTTCTGCCTTAGCAAGTCTGTCATAATAATCAGGAAATTCAGCGAGATGATCTCGAGCAATTTCCGCAGCAAGAATTTTATCTTTTGTGTGTTCTATCTCAATCCTAATACCTTTGCCTAATTGAGATAGTATTACATCACGATCAACACCATGCTTTTCTGCAATTTCATTTACACTAGGAGTCTTAACTCCAAGTTGATCTTCTTCATTATTAAACAGTTCTCTAAGTTTCATTTACGTCTTCCTCTAAATCCACTGGTACCTTGCATAGCAGGAAGACTAAACCAAAGATCAAACCATTCTTGAGAACCGGGTTTTATTCCTAATTCTCGTTCTTTTTGTTTAAGAGCCGTTGCAGTATAACTCATATTTTCAATCACTTCTGATTGATTCATTGGTGCTCGAGGATTATTAACTCCGGCTAGTCTTTTAATTGCATCAAGATCATCCATTTATTTCTTCTTATAGTTCTTAATTAACTCTTGCACAAATCGAGGAGAAAGGTTAAACTCATTTGCAGCTATTTGAATGCCATCCTTTAATGCAGCTTTGATAACTTTCTCTTTTGTATGTGGCGGCAGGGCTACATTCATAGCAACATTCTTAAAATTAATTTCGTTAATGCCCATACCTTCACGAACCGCATCGTATAATTCCTCTGCTAATGCAGGAGCACCAGATTTAAAATAAGTAAAATTACCATTTTTGGCAGCAGTTCGCATTTTGCTGGCACTCATTCCAGCGGTACCCTTTGTATTAGGATCTCTATC